ATTACTAAAGGACGGATGGCGTGATGGAAGAGAGTGACTGGCGTAAGGCGTTAAAAGAGTTGATTGACGAGCTAACGCCCCACGGTCAGGCTCAAATGTATTCTGATGTGAGGATCGCTCGGAAGCTGCAGAAAGACGGTGTGGTTGAGATGGGTCCTGATAAAACAAAAATCTATTTACATTGAAGGTGATGACGTATGGCCTCAGAAATACCTGACCTAGAGATTGTCCTTCCTGACGGACGCCCTGTATCGGAGCTTCAAGAAGAGGAAGAGGATTTAAGTATGGAGATGGAGTTTGAGGGTGATCCCGAAGGCGACATCTTGGCCGTTATGGAGGTAACAGTATCTGATGCGGATAACCCGTTTTATGCGAATCTTGCCGAAGAGATTGAAGCTGAAGATCCTCAAGTTCTTATGGACACGGCGTCAGAGCTTATTGAAGGATTCGAGGGGGACGTAAGTTCTCGTAAAGATTGGTTGCAGACATACGCTGATGGTATGGAGCTACTGGGTCTAAAGATTGAAGATCGTTCTGAGCCTTGGTCGGGGGCTTGCGGTGTGTATCATCCGTTGCTCTCTGAAGCGTTGGTGAAGTTCCAAGCTGAGACTGTGATGGAGACCTTACCTGCTGGGGGTCCGGTAAAGACGAAGATTATTGGGAAAGAGACCGATGAGAATCGGCGTGCTTCTGTAAACGTCGCAGCAAACATGAACTACTACATACAAGAGAAGATGCCCGAATACCGAGCGGAGCATGAGCGTATGTTGTGGGGTTTGGGTTTAGCAGGGAACGCGTTTAAGAAGGTGTATTACGACCCTTCAACCTGTCGTCCTGCTTCTATATTTGTACCCGCAGAAGACATGGTGGTTCCCTATGGTGCTAGCAGTTTAGATGATGCGGAGCGCGTAACTCATGTTATGCGTAAGACTGAGAACGATATTCGTAAGTTGCAGGTGTCGGGGTTTTACCGAGATGTGGAGCTAAGCAAGCCTGAGGGCGGGTACCTTGACGAGATTGAGCAGAAGATTGCTGAGAACATGGGTTTCAGTGCCTCTTCGGATGACCGTTATAAAGTATTGGAGTTCCACGTTGATCTGAACTTGAAGGGCTATGAAGATAAAGATGATAAAAAGAATGAGACGGGGATAGCACTCCCATATATTGTGACTCTTGAGAAAGGGTCCAATGAGGTTTTAGCGATCCGGCGTAATTGGTTGGAAAACGATCCTAAACGGATGAAGCGCCAACATTTCGTCCATTACCCTTACATCCCTGGGTTTGGTTTTTACGCCTTTGGGTTGGTTCATTTGCTGGGTTCTTTTGCTAAATCAGGGACTTCCTTGATCCGACAGCTCGTGGATGCTGGAACGCTTAGTAACTTACCCGGTGGTTTTAAGACTAAAGGGATGCGTGTTAAAGGCGATGATACTCCCATTCAACCTGCCGAGTTTCGTGATGTAGATATTGCGAGCGGTGCGTTGCGTGAGAACATCATGCCCCTACCTTATAAGGAGCCCAGCCAAGTTTTACTTCAGTTGATGCAAGGAATTGTCGAGGAGGGTCGTAGATTTGCGTCGATTGCTGACCTCAAGATCAGCGATATGTCCTCCCAATCCCCCGTTGGTACGACTCTAGCTATTCTTGAGCGTACTTTAAAAGTGATGTCCTCTGTCCAAGCCCGTGTTCATGCTGCGATGAAGCAAGAATTTAAACTTCTTGCGAAGATCATTCGAGATGATACCCCCACATCGTATTCGTATGAACCCAGTTCTGGGGAGCCCCAAGTCAAACAGGCTGACTATGACATGGTAGAGGTTATTCCGGTATCGAATCCGAATTCTTCTACTATGGCTCAGAAAGTCGTGCAATACCAAACGGTTATGCAGTTAGCTCAAGGGGCTCCCCAAATCTACGATATGCCTGAGTTGCATCGTCAGATGCTGGATACGATAGGCATAGAGAATGTAGGGAAGATCATTCCTACGGAAGAGGAACAGAAGCCTCAAGACCCTGTGTTTGAAAACATGAATTTGCTGAATGGCAAGCCTGTAAAGGCGTTCATATATCAAGACCATGAGGCCCATATAGAAGTCCATACGACTGCTATGCAAGATCCATTTATTCAGGATTTACTTAAGGACAATCCGGCAGCGCCAGGGATGCAAGCTGCTGCACAGGCCCACGTAGCTGAACATCTTGGGTTTTTGTATCGCTCTAAGTTAGAGGAGCAGCTAGGGGTTCCGCTTCCGAAGCCCGATGAAGATGAAACAATGCCCGAAGAAATAGAGCTTCAGTTGTCTCGATTGGTGGCTGATGCTTCTAAATTACTACTACAACAGAACCAAGCTGAAATGGCCCAGAAGCAGGCGCTGGAGCAGGCCCAAGATCCAATGGTTCAGATGCGCCAAGCTGAGCTTGCTATAAAACAGGCCGAAGTTCAGCGTAAGGCAGCGAAGGATGCTACTGATGCGGAAATTAAAGGCGCTGAGCTGGGGCTCGAAGCTGCACGCATTCAATCTCAAGAAAAACAGGCTGCTCTTAAAGTTCTGGCTGATGCTGTGGAGAATGACGAAGAATTGAAGGTTAAGCAGTTGGTAGAAGCTGCCAAAGTAGGGATAGATATAAGTGGGTTCCTAGATTCTAAACTGGCGGAAAGTGAAGAGGTATAGATGAACGCATTGCAGTTGATTGTGGATGAAATAGACACAAAACACAGTTTTCTACTTCAAAAGCTTGGAAGCGGTAGCATTAAAGACTATCCTGAGTATAAATATGTATGTGGCAATGTAAGTGGTATTCTTGCTGTTCGAGAGTACGTACTAACCCTACAAGAAAGGTTAGAGAATGACGAGTGAGATGGCCCAAACTACCGATTCTGACGTTCAGGCTGCTACTCAACTTCCTGAACCCAAGGGATACCACATCCTTTGTGCGGTTCCCGATATAGAAGATAAATATGAAAGCGGGCTATATAAAACAGAAAACGCCCAGGAAACCGAAGAAATCCTAGCTACGGTCCTTTTCGTTATAGAGCTTGGCCCTGACTGTTATAAGGATGAGAATAAGTTTCCTACCGGACCTTGGTGCGAGGCGGGTGATTTTGTATTGGTTAGGCCCCACACAGGCACCCGGTTACATATTCACGGAAAGTCTTTTCGTATTATTAACGACGATTCTGTCGAAGCTGTTGTAGAAGACCCTAGAGGTATTCAAAGGGCTTAATTTTCCAATTAAATCAAGGGGGTAGACTAATGTCACAAACCACATTAGAAGAAGCTGAAAGCACTACTGCTGTTATAGGGGCTATGCCGGAGCCTACAGAAGAACAGAAGGTGATGGATAGCGCGAAAGAAGCGGTTGATGCGGAGTTTGAAATCGCTATTGAGGACGACACTCCAGAGGAAGACCGCAATAAAGAGGTGATGCCTGAACAGATCGTTCAGAATCTTGAGAAGGATGAGTTGGACGAGTACTCTAAAGAAAAGGGTAAGCAGCTTAAAAAAGTCTGGCACGATGAGCGTCGAGCTAAAGAAGCTGCCCTTAAAGAACGTGATGCAGCAGCGCAGTTCTCGAAACAGCTGCTAGAAGAAAATAAGCTCTTAAAGAACCACCTAACCGTAGGTGAACAGGCGCTTATGGACAATTCTAAGAGTAGTGCTGAGCATGAAGTAGAGTTGGCTAAAAAATCGTTCAAAGAAGCTTATGACTCAGGGGATTCAGAGGCGGTTACGGCTGCTCAAGAGGCGTTAGTCTCAGCGAAAATAAAGCTGTCTAGTGCTGAAGCATACGTTCCTCAGTTTTCAGAAGAGGTTATAGCTCAACAGGAACAGGCTACTCAACAAGCACCGCAAACGGAAGCCCCCCAAAAAGAGCCTTCCTCTGAGGATTTGGCTTGGCAGGACCGTAATAAAGAGTGGTTTGGGCCTAATGACGCTATGACAAGTTTAGCGTTTGGGCTCCATACTTCTTTAATGAAAGAACATGGTGCGGATTACGCGGGTAGCCCTGAGTATTATGAACAGATCGACAATGAAATGCGTTTGAGGTATCCTGACTACTTCAAGGACACTGAAGAGACGTCCCCTTCACCCAAGGGAAACCAGTCACAATCCACTGTAGTCTCTCCCGTTAAACGCACCACGAGCCCAAAACGCGTGGTTTTAAGCAACTCAGAAGTGAGACTAGCTCAACGACTAGGACTCTCTCCCGAACAATATGTTCGTGAGAAAATGAAGTTGGAGGCGTAAAAATGGCAGAAGCTACAAACAAGCGTGACAATGAAACTCGGGACGCTCAAGAACGCCCGAAGATGTGGAGAAGACCTGACGTTTTACCCCAGATAAAACGCGAACCGGGTAAATCCTATCGCTGGATTCGGTTTGAGTCTATGGGGATGGCTGACAGTGCAAATATGTCGTCAAAACGATCAGAGGGATGGGAGCCTGTGAAGGCTTCGGATCATCCTGAAATTTTCTCTGCTCCTAATGATAAGGATGAGATTAGGAACGGTGGGCTTCTTCTTTGCCAAAATGATGAAGAGATCACTAGACAGAGGAACGCGTATTTCTCGGACAGAACCGACGCAAATACTGAATCTGTCGATAATAACTACTTGCGTGAGGGTGACGCCCGTATGCCAATGTTCAAAGAGAAGTCTACTAAGGTTTCCTTTGGCAGCGGTGGCGGGGGTCAAGGGAACGCATAAACATTAACTTTTTGTCTAAGTGAGGACTAAATTATGGCTGCTGTACCAGGAGCTTACGGGTTAAGGCCCGTAAACAATCTAGGTGGTCGCGCTATGAACTCGGCATTTAACCAGTTTGAGATTGTTAGTGCGTATAACACTAACATTTTCAGTGGTGATATTGTCAAGTTTGCTGCCGACGGAACTGTGGCAAAAGACACAGGCACAAGTACCGCTACTCCGGTAGGGATTTTTGTCGGGTGTTTTTACACAGATGCACAAGCTGGACCGCAATTTGCAAACTATTGGCCCGCCAATCAGGTTGCAAGTGACGCGATAGCTTACGTTGTGGATGATCCCACAGTGTTGTTTAAGGTCGCAGTTGAGTCTGCATCAGGGACGGTTTCGTCTCTGGCGTTGACTGACATGAACCGAAATCTCTCGATTATTCAAGGGACAGGTTCTACGACCACGGGACGTTCTGCCGTTTCGGTAGATGATACCTCCGCAACTACTAACACATTGCCTATACGTGTTATTGGACTTGTTCCAGAAACTGTAAATAGCTCCGGTGGTTACACCGAAGTTATCTGCAAGTGGAACGCTGGTCACGTATACGATAATACTACAGGCG